CAAGTTTTATTATCCCGATAGGCAAGTTTTATTATCCCGATAGGCTATAATAATTTGACGGCGAGGATAAGAACAGGTAGTCTGAATGTGGAGGTAAGATGTTATCAGAGAAGCTTACAGAGTTACGCGCAGGATTCCGAGCGGAGCGGCCAGTGTCACGCAGGGAGATCAGCAACCGCTGCCAGATGGTAGCGGTTGATATGGGCCTTGATGAGGACCTTGCACCTAGCGCGGATGTCCTCGCCAAGCTGGAGGACGGCAGGACTAAGGGCCCGTCAGGGGTATACCTAGTGCTCCTCGCTCAGGTGTACAGCGTAACCTACATCTCGCTACAGGTCCTGACTCTCCCAGAGGAGATCAGGAGTTGGGCGGAGCGAACGTGAACGCCCACAAGTGGGACTGGCGCGATCCCGGCACAGATCCCGACGCGCCAGCACCAAGACGGATAGGCCCGAGGCGTCACAATAATATAGACATGGCGCCCCGAATAAAGGACCTCCGCGCCGGTGGCTACACTTACAGTCAGCTCTCCAAGCGGTGGGGCATGCAGGGCGCCTCCGCCTCTCGTTATTGGTGCATCGACAACGAGGAGCTGCTCGTCAATGAGGGCGTGGTCATGCCGGCCAAGGTCAATCGAGCCACAGCCAAGAGCACCGCGCTAACCCGGGCGCGTCTAGAGCGTATCAAGGAGCCCTGGACCGTCCCAGGGCTCGCCAAGGAGTGGGGCATCAACCTAGCCAGTGTGAGGGCGTGGCTCAACCTCAGGGCGCGGGGTACCAGATGACTAGGCCTCAAGGTGTCAGCGCCAAGAGCTGCGCCCTCAACTGCCCATGCTCGGTGCCCTGTGGCCCGATCACCCTGCCGCCTCATGTAGTCAGGGGCGTCTTCGTCCCAGCACCGCCAAGACAGGCCCGGCCAGATGGAAGGTGGACTCGGATACGTGCGAGGTGTGGACTGACAGTAGAGCAGGTTGCCGCGGCTCTCGATCTAGTCCCTGACGACGTGCTCCTCGGAGAGCTTTTTGACCAATTTAATACTGATGAGACAAGGACGCTGAGCGTGCTGTACGCTGAGCGCCTAAACACAAGCCCAGGCCTAATCGTGGCCTGGGCAAGGAGAAAGAATGAACCTAATTAAGCTCGCTTCAATCGGCGCCATGCTCACAAGCTTTGGCCTCATGGACGCCATCGAGCACATCCCGCAGATCGTGGAGGAGATCACGGACCTTGTTGAGGAGCTCGACCACTCACATCTACCCGGCGCCGAGAAGTTCGAGATCGCCACCCGAGCAATCGCCGTCATCATCGACGACCACTGCGACTGGCTCCCCGGCTGGAGGGAGCTGTCAGAGAGCGCCCGAGATCGCATCACTAAGGGTGTCGCCGAGATCGCAGTCCAGATTAGCCGCAAAGCCCGCGGTGGCAAGCGCAAGGTCTCCCCGTTCCGTCTGCGCTTGCAGCGGATCGCGGACACTGGCATCGGTGATGCCATCAAGCACCGCCTTGAGGTCCGCGACGCCAAGGCTGCTAGATAAAAATCCCCTCAAGGGGCACATCAGCATGAGAGGTGTGAGGGGTAGGGGCATCTTACCACGCTCTTGACTCGGGCGCGCTGACCTGCCATAGTTAGCTGGACACCCCTTGTGACTCCTGGCCCTGCTGCTTCATCTCCAGCGGGGCCTTTTTTATAAGAGCGCAAGAACGCCAGTCACGATGACCAGCACAATGCTCGTCCCACTCCCTAGCAGGGCGAGCTTGATTTTGAGCGCGTCTTGAGCTCCTCGCTCCATCGCCGCTGTGATGGCGTCGTGCTCGGCCTTGTTGGTCAGAATGAAGACGTCCATCTTGACGGTGAGCAGGTCTATAGAGCCAGCGAGCTCAACAAACTCTCGCACTGTGACCTCGTCGTCGCTCATGGCCTGGCCAGAGGTGAGGTAGTTGTGCCGCGCTCTCGCAGGTCCATCGGAGCATCGAGGAGATCGTGAAGCTCCCCGCGGAACAGCTCCATGTCCATCTTGGTGCCTGGACAGAGCGTCGATCTCAACTCGTTGTGCCCGTAGACCTGATCTTCGGTGAGTAGGTGGTGGTGGCAGAGCTCCGCGGCGAGCTCGAGAGCCTGCGTCCAGAGTCGACCGTCGGGATCGTTGATCTCGTGATTGCCAGCGATACAGATCCCCAGCGAGTTGCTGTTGGAGATCTCCGCGCCGTACTGCGGGACAAGGTGCGCCCCCCTCTCGTCTTCGGCGCGTCCTCTCTCGATGATGGCCTGGCCGTGGTCGAGGCGCACTAGGTAGTGATAGCCGATCGTGCGAAAGCCGCGGTGCTTATGCCAGCGCGTGATCTCCTCTCTATCAGTGCAGGTGGAGCTCACAGAGTGATGGATGACTATGGCTACTATGGATCTCATGTGATCGGCACCAGGACTATGTGCTTGTGTTACGAGAATATCATAACATATATCTTAACGGCATTGATGCCTCGCCATGTAACCGACCTGACATGGGCCACCCGTCGGTCGAGATGATGCTTGGCAGAGGTGATAATGATCACGTCGCCGGCGTTGATGCCCCCGATCTTCCATTCCCCGCTCAGTGAGTAGATCTGGTAAGGCTTGGCCCTGGCCGCCACGATCCATGCGACGACAAGCTCGGCTGTGGCGCGATCCCAGATGACGTCGCTAGTAAGCTCCAGCGTGTGAGTACCGTATGTCCTGGCTGACACCCTCGTCGCCTCTGATGTGCTCTCTACCTCATAGAGTCCGTGGGGCATCTCGATGGGGCCCAAGATTGGGGGGGCTACGAAGAACTCTGTCACCTGATCAGATCCCCACACAGCGATCTCACGGTACCGCCCCGACTCATGAGGATCCAGGGCGTAAGATAGCGAGACCTTATTGACCACGTCCTCCCTGCCCTTGGTCACCACGTCGTCATAGACCGAGCAGTTACGCCCATCCTCAAGGTGTGCGACGGCGTCTGCCTCTGTGGCCCAGTGTCGCCAGACCACAGGATAGAGACCTTGAGCCGACCACTTGAGCGAGACCGGCAGGATCGGGAGCAAGTTATCCCGGATCCACTCGTAGGCCTGACAGGCCTCATCCCAATACCCGGCGAGGTGGTACTGGTCCAGAGCTCGGCGTGACGCTCCAGTGAGATCCCACTGGATAGGTAGGTCCGTCAGCCCGAGCGCCCAGTGCAGGAGCTCGCCGCCGCCCTCCATCACCTCGCCGCTCTTGTCGCGTGCAAGGATGGCGCCCCCCACCTCATCGTCCTCGTCGTCCCAACTGGCGTAGTAGACGTGGCCGGCGACGGCAGGTATACCGGGCGTGGGTGTCGACCGGCCTATCCATATCTTATTGCCGACAAGATCCTGCGCTCGATACACTTGCACGAAGTCAGAGATCCCATCTGTGACGTCGTGGATCCTGACCCGCTTTGCTCTTATATTCTCGGCGCCATTGGCGATCAGGTAATAGCTCCCGGTGGCGGGGTCGACAGACCAGTCGTTGGGCTCAACGTCGTTAAGATCGTTGATGTTGATCAGGATTACCGGCGTGGCCCTGCCTCGCGTCTTGGTCCCTGTTCGATAAAATACCCCAGGCCGACCAAAGACAGTGGGGTAATAGTTGCCCTCGTCTACCGAGTTCGTGTAGTCCAGAGTTGCGTCGCTGACGATCCACGCTGGGTCGGGGTGCTCGTTGCTCATCGTCGCAATACTGGCGCTAGAGCTAAGTCTGAACGTCGTGGAAGTCCCGAGCGTACCGTAGACAGGATCGGCGGCCTGGCCAGATATCATCACTAGACGCTGCTCGTAGGGATCGCCCCGTCGCCAGAGTGAGACCTCCACATCAGCCCCATCGAGCACATGACCCTGCGAGATCAGCAAGGCCACGTCAGCGGGTAGGATCCACTCTACGTCTGTCTCGGGAGGCTCCCCGTCAGCGAGCCATGAGATCTCATCTCGGAGGTCCATGGTAGGCAGGCCTCCTCGGTAGAGGTGCGCGATCCCCTCTCTGTCGGTGACGCTCACTGGCTCACTAGCAACGCGCCAGATCTTGCCGGCGAAGGTGAGGGTCATAAGGCAGACAGGTGGTGACGTTAGTCCTGCTGGGGCTGGCATTAGATCTCCTCCTCAATCACGAGCTTAGAGAGTCTCATTAGCTCGTCGACACCCTCTTGACCTAGCACTGTGTCAACGCTCACGCTCTCGGTAATGCGGCCATAGACACCACCTTGCCCCCACTGGTCATAGTCTCCGGTGCTGTCCCTCGGGATAATGGGCACGTAGACGACGGGCGTATAAGCACCCTGCAGCTGCCTCACCTCGTCGGCGATATCTAGAGGAGTGTCGTTGAGGAACGAGACAGCTGAGCCAGCATCCTTGAACGACACGTAGTCGGGTAGATCCTCGGACAGGTGTGAGCACTCATCTACCCCGTCGGCCCAGCTCATCTCGACTATCCGCCGCATAGGAGCGAGAGCGCGGACTATTCTAGTGCCGTCCTCTGCGGTGACTATGTCTTGCGAGACCTCGTATCCAATGGAGCGACCCCAAGAGTAGTCACGCCCCCAGGCCCAGATGGGCCCAAAGACCACCTTCCCGATCTCGAAATATCCATCATAGGGGTTGCCCGGTGACCGCGGCCTCACCCTCGGCTGCTTGGTGATCCTGATCTGAACGCCCTGGATCTCCTTGTCGTAGTCGTCCAGATTAATGAGGATCAGATGCCTCTTCGGCCAGAGCCTCACAATCGGAGCGGCCACTAAGAGCACACTGTTGCCTTCTATCGTGGCCGCGAATCTCATCGACTTGTTTGGGATGTCAATAAAAGTAGAGCCCGGGCGATTGGTTTTTATCTTGCCGACCCAGTCTGAGGCGTTGACAATCATTGTGACCGACTCAACGCCAGCCCCATCGAGTTCACCTCTACGCCACTTATTACCTCCTGACTCGGCCCCGCCGATATTCACTCTCAGGGTGCTACCAGCCTTAACCCCGGAGAAGGTGTCGTACCCGGTAGTCTTGACATGATGCCATGCCCCTCCATAGTAGAGGTAGATGCCGAGTCCTGCGCAGTTAGCGCCGTCTATCCACATGCCCCATAGGCTGCTCATCCCGTACTCATCTACGTCGCCGAGCGTCCAGGCGAGCCTGATCTCATCAATGGCCAACGAGGTCATATCGTTATAGAGCCTTGACCTCCAGGGGTGTCTCGGGCTTGGCTCGACCGTTGGGTCCAAATTGCTCACCGGATACTCTGCTGTCGGAGTCGTCACCCACTCGTCCCCTACTACGGTAGGGCCTGTGTCAGCCGACAAGGAGACACCCAGGCCAAACCAGACAGGAGATCCCAGCACGGGCCGAGGATAGCGAGAGCGCGTGGCTTGACCGGCCGTCCAAGTAGCCGCTGATGAGTAGGAGCCGGCCGAGTAATGCCACTCGATCCAGGCGCTCGTCCCGCCTCCGTCCATGCCCCACTCGATTAGATTACCGCTGTGGGTCCCACTGTCAGTGAGTGCGGTGGATCTGCCGATGGTAGTCCAGACAGTGTCTGCCGTGGTGTCATGCGGTGCTATCTGAGCGCTCCCGTTGTCAGACCGAAGGGCCATCCTGATCCGATAAAAACCGGTGGAGGTGTCAGGGAGTAGCACCTCACTGATCATAGCAGGGAACACATGCATGTCCCAGAGCTGGGCGTGCGTGTCCGTGAGCTTGACATAGATGCCATACCCCTTCTGCGGTAGCCCTGCCTCGGTGAGCTCCAACTGCATCCGTGGGGACGAGCCAACGCCTGCTGCCCGCTGCAGAGCCCACTCTGCATTGAGGCCCTGGCCGAGAGTGGCGACAGGTGACGTGCTGTAGGTGACAGTCTGAACGGCCGTTGGCGTCAAGACAAGATAGATGTCTGCACTTATAACCGCTAGACCAGCTCCAGCCTTGGCCCAAACGCCGGTGCCGTCTGGCATAGATGTAGAGTAGCCAGGACGCTCCCAGCCTCTCCTGTGCGTAGGCCGCAGGATAGAGGTCCTGTTTGCCATTGTCGTTGTTTGCCAGCCGCCCAAGTAGACGACACCTATCGCGTCCTCTTGGGCTCCTGCTCGCTTCCAGCCGGTGACTATTACGGACTTGCCCCGCCAAGCAACGGCCGCGAAGTGGAGCGGTATATCAGCGGTCGAGTTGTGATCCCACCAGCACTGACCTAATGAAGTGAAGCGTGCTGTCGTCCCTGTGCCTATCCATGTGGCTCCGTGATCGATGGAGCGCATAATTGACGCTGCGCCCGTGGTGTAGTCCTTGCCCGTGCAATATAGGCTCCCATCATCGTCGGCCCAGAAAGCAAAAAATGAGGCGTCTATCTTTGCGGCGGTGAGTACGCCCCACTCCCTAGCCGCGGCGGTGGCGTAGGTGGTGCCGAGCACCGGAGCGTAGTCGTAGCGGTACCACGCCGTGCCGAGTCGCCTCCACTCTGCGTGGATCTGGTCGGTGCCATGACCGTTATCAGTGGCTCTGATATAGCCCACCAGGATGACGCCCTGGTCTATGACTATCTCTGGGCTAGCGGCTGCGTTGTCCTCATCGACGCCGCTCTGAGTGTACACCTCGGAGAAGTAGTGCCCACCGTCCGAGCTAGCCCACTGAGAGAGGACGTCGTCTCGGGCTGCTGGCGTCGCTGGCAACTTAAGGTGCAGCATCATGATCATCTGACCGTTGATGTAGCCAGTCCTGATGCGGTAATAATTGGTGTAGGTGGCGAGATCTATCGAGTCGGCCAGCACGTACCCCACATTTCCCCAAGTGGCCCCGTCGTCGTCCGAGTAATAAAGGATGATCTGGAGCGTGGTCGCGTCCAGCGCTTCAAAGGCGTAGAGGTGGACCCTCCCACCTGGCATGATCTGGAGGCAGGGCCGTGGATTCGTGGCGGTCTCAGCGTGCACTAGTACAGCAGCGCCCCAGGTAGTTGTGTCGGGATCCCTGACTCGTACCTCTACACCTACGCCGTCACTCCAGTAGGTCTTGATGAGCTTACCGTTTGGCAGGGCCTTGATATGGGGCGTCCTAAGCACCTTGCCGGCTTGAGGCAAGGGCTCGAAGGCCGTAGAGACGTTAGGCAGATCGCAACCACGGTAACCAGATCCGTCGGTGTCGCTCCAGAGCATCCCACACTCGTCTGTGCCAGGGAGACCTCCCTTATTGGTGAGCGTGTAGAGGATATTGGTCTGCGGACCGCTCGCCCTGAGGCCCATAGCTCCGCTCTGGCTCGGCAGCGGGATCCCGGCTATCGGGCTCATTGAGTTGAGCTTGGAGATCTTGGCTCCGGCGGAAAATTCGCCGGATTGCCCAGCCCAGAACTCGCGCCTAGAGTCAGGGACTAGGATCCCTCGAAGACTGTCACCTGATTTATCTATGCCCATTATCTCGCTCTCCTGCCTAGCCGGCCTGACCTACGTGTTAGCTCCTCTGACAGTCTACCACCTTGCCGAGCTTGCCGAGCCGAGATCGAGCCAAACTCTCGGCCGTCGACCCGAAAGGTCATGGAGGGCGTAGAGTCAGACTGTCCACGGTTAGCACGCCTGATGGCGTCGTCTCCCATCTCCTTTCGGCCGGTCTTGTTGAGGACCGCCTCGTCGGGATGCAGGGTCGCCGGTATGGCGTCCGGCGACTGTGCAGCAGATGTGAAGCCACCCGTGTAGAATGATGGAGGGCTCTCTGACAGCACCGCAGCCGCCTGTCCAGCACCTGCTATCCCCATGCCAACTGCGGCAATCGGACCAGCTATTGGACCGAGCTCGGCAAGTGAGCGAGAGGCCGCGACTATGGTGTTGATCGCGATCTGACTCACGGCTGAGGCCTGCGCGATCACGAAGGAGAGCATCGCGTGCTCACCCTCGGCCTGCGACGCGCGACGAGCAAGAGACTCGATCGTCCCTAGCGAGCTCTGGGCCAGTGATACCTTAGCGTCGTAGAGCTCAGCGTCTGCGGCCATGCTGGCGTCAAGCGCTGCCTGTCGCTCTGCGTCCTGCCTCTTAGCCAGCTCCGTCCGGAGATCTGCGAGTCTAACCTCTGCCTCTGCCCTGACATCAGCGGCGGCCACCTCTGCCAGAGCCATGTCTCCGCTGACCTTGCCCAGCTCCATCAGCTGGTCGATCTCGCGCTCCCGCTCGATCTGAATAAGCTGGCTAGCGGTGAGCGTGGCATCCGAGGCGCGCTGGGCCATGGCGGCGAGCTGCTCTTGGGCTTTGATCTGCTCGGTATTGTCCTCTGGCCCTTCTGGCCCTTCGGGCCCGTCGCCGGAGAAAGTCGGGATCACGATAGGCTTACCCAGCTCCTTGGCTAGTTTTTCGGCGGCTTTCTGCTGCTCCTTCAGCTCCGCAGTGTGGGCTGCTCGCGCCTCCATCGATTCTACTTCGTTCTGTCGCTCATATCCGAGAAGCTGCTGCTTGCGGATAATTCCAGCCATTTCCTTCATTTGGAGGTCTTTGGCGTTCTTTGCGTTTTTCTCGCCGAACACTGCCGTCGCGGCCTGTGCGGCCCACTCCCACTCGACTAGTGCCTTTTTTTGTTTAGCGTCATTTTCGCGGAGGCGCCCATTGAGGATTAGCGACATCTCGATCTGCTTTTCTCTTTTATCTAGCGCTGCCATCTCGGCATCGATCAGATTCAGTCGCTCCTGTCCCGAGCTCATGGCCCTGCGCTCTTGGGCTATGATCTTTTTTTCCATTCCATCAAAAATAATCATCAAAGTAGCAGCCGCAGCAGCCGTGCCGGCGATTGCAATGCCCACGGGACCCATAGCGGCTACCCCAGAGACCCCGAACGCTCTGATAGCCAGCGTGGCCGCCTTCACAGCCTTAGCCATCTGGTAGACCTTGGCCGCCGCAAACGCTGTCCCCACTAGGATCGAGATATCCTTGAGGTAGGGCAGGACCTTAGAGAGTTCTACCGAGACCTCGGCAATCGCGACGGCCGTGTCAGCGGCAAACTCGGCAAACTGTGGCCCCTCGTTCTTGAGCCAGTCGCTGAGGTTGCCTAGCGCCTCACCGGTCAGCGCCTCTATCTCATCGGAGCTGGCCTCGAAAGCGGTAGTGACCTGCCCGATGAACGCAGGGATCTCATCAAGGACCTCGGTGAGCGGTGCGGCGTAAGAATCAAATATGGTGATGAGCAGGTCTTGAGCGGACGACCCCACGATCTGCATCCTGGCTGAGACCGTGTCCAAGATGATGTCGTACGCCTTAGCCGTGGTGCCCGCCGAGTCTACCAGCGCCGCCGTGTAGCCCTCGATGTCGGTCTTGCCAGATCTGATGGACTCGCCGATCTTGGCGATGTTGGCTCCAGCCTTCGTGCCAAAGATCCGGATCGAGTCGCCGGCGGTGATGCTGTGGTCTGCGACGATCTGCAGGAGCTCACCTGCGGTGTGCAGCTCTGGGTTGATGTCGTCTTGGACAAGCCCATACTTTTTGAGCGCGGCGGCGCTTTGCTGGGTACCCTTGGCCGCGGCGATCATCATCGAATTGAAATTGGTACCAATGACGGAACCAGCCAAGCCAAGATCGGCAAACGCAGCCAGGGCGGCCGTCGTCTCTTCCAGCGTCATGCCGAAGCCAGAGCCGGTGGTGCCCGCCTTCTTCATAGCCTCGCTTAGTGACTCGGCGTCAAAGAGGGAGGTCCTCATCGAAAGGCTGAAGACGTCAGTGATCCTAGTGGCGTCTGAGGCCTCCAGGCCGAATTGCTTCATCGTCGAGACTAGAACTGTTGAGCTCTCGTTGATCTCCTGACCAGTCGCACCAGCAAAAAACAGGGCAGAGTCAAGAGCCGTGATAGACTCTGATGTGGTTAGGCCAGCCTTGCCGAGTTCCTCTATGCCCTGCGCGGATTGGGTCGCGCTGAATAGGGTCGTCTTACCCATGTCGCGTGACTTCTTTTCGAGCCGCGCCATCTCCTCGGACGTCGCGCCGGTGACGGCCTGCACCTTGGCCATCTGCGACTCGAATTCAGATCCCACCGACAACGAGGCCACACCAAGCGCGGCGACGGCAGCGGTGCCGAGCGCGGCAAACCCAATGGCCGCCCTGTTGACACTCGCGTTGATGCTGCTCATGTTCGTCGAGATGCTCTTGCCAGCTTTTTGACTGGCCTTGGCGATCCTGTCCTGGCCGCGCTCAACGGATTTGACGCTCTTGTTGAGCTCATTGACCATCTTTCGAGCTTCGGCCGCGGTGACCTCTGGGATCTCCGCGAGCCTCTTCTTGAGATCCTTTATCTCCGCAGTGTACGTGAGCCTGATTGTGTCGCTGGCTGCCATGATTATCTCCCGGCGATCTTGATGAGGTCGGCCTGCAGCTCTGGGATGAGCGCCTTGAGGGCCGTTTTGGCTGGCCGCCTTATCAGAGTGATCCAGGCCGATTTACCGGCGAGCTTATCTGTGGGCGCTCCTTTGCCATGCCATCTCCAGAGACGCCGTTGCTCGCGAGCGCGGAGAGTGGCTTGCGTTGCGCCGGTCAGGCCGCGAGCAGCTGCCCGCTCGATCTGGGCGTCGATGCCCTCTTTACTCCGGACGCTCCAGCGCACATAAAAAGCATAGCCGCTAGTGTTGGTCAGCTGGACTTTGATCTCGCTCGGGGTGACGTGGGACCCGACCACGAACGAATTTGCGCTCTTGCCGGTCCTTCTTGGCCAGCGCTGCATGGCGCTGGTCTTGATGCCCTCTAGCTCTTTTTTAGCGCGAGCGATGAAACTCGACGCGGCACCGCTGGAGATCTGATCCAGGTGAGCGACCACTGCCGCGTCCCCGATCTTGATTTTGCTGGCTCCTGATCTGACTGTGGTCATTTCACCCTCGTGCGCCTCTCCAGGTCCGCAAGGAGGGTGCCCTGTGTGCCGTTATCTAGTCCGTCCCACCAATCGGGGGGCTGTCCGTAGTCTCGGCAGATTCTGTAGGCCGCCTGGAGATATCTTCCAGACGGGCTCGCAATAAATCCCGCGCTGCCTGTAGCTCACTCTGGCTGAGCAGCGACTCGACAGCGAGACGGTGCGCGCTAGTCCCAGCGGTGAGGACCTCGCCGAGGTCGCAGCCGCCGAGAAGAAGATCATCGAAGACCTTGTGGCCGTACGTCTCAACTTTTACGCCGGCTCCCCAGGGGCGAGGCCTTGGTTGGATCGGCCAGGCTCTATCCTTCGGCCAACATGCCGCGAGTGAAGCCGCAGCCCACGCTAGTTTCTGCCCCTTGGTCGCGCCGTCAATCTGGGTCTGAGTGTGTGAGACGGCCAGGCTGAAGAGCGGGCTAGGCTTGATGAGCTCGACCTCAAGCTTCCCGATCTTCACCTTGGCGACCTCAAAGCCCGCCATGATTTCGTCGATGTTCATATCTTCCATATTGTCCTCCTCAAGACATGGACTAGCGGGAGCTCACTAGGGTGGTTACCCCGGTGGAATCCGCAGAGTAGATGGGGCCGAGCAGCTCGGCGGTGAACGCGACCGTGGATGGGTCGCTCTCGGTGACAGTGACCTCACCAAAGACGGCGTCCTCACCGTAGTATGCGCGAGCTTCGGCGCCGTAATCAAAAGAGAAGTCCCAGTCGACGCCATTGAGATCGCCGAGATCCAGCGTCACGGAGACGTAGCCAGCCGTCTGACCAGCGACCAGCTTCGCGAAGTTGCTGTTTGGCGCGGCCAGCTTAGCCGACATGCTGATAGAGCCTAGTCGGCGCGCTGCCTTTCGGGCCCCGCTGACCTTACCTCTGGTCTGGCTGACGGTGCCTTCACGACCATCCTGAGCGTCATAGGTGAGGGAGAAATCTCCCTCCGCCAGGAGTAGCGTGGCGCTGTTGCCGCCGTCGTCCGTGGTAGTGATGACACCGTCGGTGAAATTAGCGTTGACAACGCTCATGAGATCCTCCTATTGAGCGACAGCCAGGCCAAGGATGTAGGTCGCGCCCACAGCCCCGACTTCAGCGATGTCGAATTTTGAGTTGGTCGCGACGTCGAGACCGAGTGCCCCAAGGTCGAAAGCGAAGGATTGTCCTGCCGTCAGGGCGATGCCCTCTGACGCGGCGGTGAAGCAATCGAGCCCGTTGGCCGCCGGATTCTTCACTGTGATTGAGCCGGTGACGCACTTGATGATCAAGACTTTAGCCTCATCGGCGTCGATGGGCTGGTTCTGCGCGTCAACCAAGCCACCAGCGGCGAGCAGATCGTAGCTATCGGACCCACCTCCGGCCAGTGTGCCGTCGCGACGAAGGACACTATCTACCTGGCCAGAGCCGTTGCCCTGCGACCAGCGCCGGCCGTTGGTGTCATTCTCGATCTTCAAGTTGTTGCCCGGTCCCTCATAGGGGTCGTCCGGGGCTGTGACAGCCGAGAAGGCGAGGACAAGTAGAGCGGATGTGCGGCTAGCCATTATGGCCTCCAGGGGATGCGAGTCTCGAAAGAAACGGTGAGTATCATGTAGTCTGCGGTGGCGGCGATCTGGGAGTTGATGGGTCGAGTCCTGACGCCATCCTGGCGGCCCCACCTCATTAGGTGCATCATCATGTCTCGGATGGACGCTTGAGCGATCCCCTGACTGCGGGGATCCTCCTCCTGCTGGTACCTCACCGAGTAGAGGACACTCGACTCGTGGACCATCTGCGATCCGTCGAGCTTAGATCCGCCGAGGTCGATCCAGAACTCAAGGTGGTGAGCGGGAGCGCCATCGAGCAGCGGGCCGCGCGAACGCTCCCAGCCGTCAGTGTCATCCCAGCGGTAACCAGCGACATTGAGGCCCTCGATCCCATCATAGAGATCGTCGAGCAGCTCCTCATAATATCGGGCGTCGTAAATCAAAAGACTGGCCTCCCAACAGGAGCGAGCCGAATAACTGGAGACCCCCCTCTGCGTATAGATGCAGGATCGGAGGTGTACTGGATCTTGAGATTGGCTACGGCCAGGCGGTGCTCGTAGCGATAATCCGTGGCCTTGCGAGCCCAGACGCTATTATCGCTAGTCGCCAGCGCTCGACAACACAGCATCAGTATCTTAGTGCGGAGCCACTCACGCGTACCGGTCATCCCGCGGATCTCCCAGACGTGGCGGCCATTGCTGATGAGGTACTCGATCAGGCTGTAGTAGCCCGAGTCAATCTGAGGCTGCCAGCCGGTGTTGTCTCCGCGGTCGCCTTGACTCTGCGGGATCCTGTGGCGGAGCTCGGGCTCATAAGTGTAGAGGTCACCCAGCGCGATCGGGCAGTGCGGGACATACTCACAGAGGATCGCCTTGTAGCGATATGTTGGGTAGGCCACGCCAGCAAAGGTGAGAGTCCAGTCGACAGTCCAGCCATCCCCCAGAGTCTCCGACGCCGCAGGTGTCAGCGTGTAGCTCGCGATGGAGGAGGACACCACGACCTCGGCGCCAGAGACAAAGGCGGTGCCGTCTGGCTTAGTGATGGTGATCACCCCAGAGTCAGGCGCCACTATGCCATCAGTGCCGTATTGGATCGGACACTGAATAGTCTGCCCAGCCGCTCCCTCAAGGAGATACTCAATCGGCCGGGTAGGTGCATATGTGGCGACTCTGAGGGTCATCTACGATCCTATGGGGTTGCGGTCACGACGCTGGTAGCGCCGGCCCTGGGGAACTCGGCGACAAAATCCTTGGCGCCGTCGGGGAGTGTCGTCGGGGTGAAGCCCTTAGCCTGCGGGGCGGCGCTCCAAGTCGCGGCCTCAGTGAGACCAGCCACTGACAGGATCCCGCCATCGACAGCAGGCGGATTGACCAGGCCGAGCATGTGCCAGCTATCGATGCTGCATGTCGCGGCGTCGATACCGATCGCGCCCTTAGTGGCTGACGTGACGGTCTTGTAGATCTTGAGACTCTGGACTACGCCGCCACCGCCGGGGGCCGTGATGACCTCGGTGCATGGGGCGTCGTCGATGTCGGTACCAACGGGCGTGACATTGCCGCCGTCCCAAGCGGCGCCGAAAGTGAAGCTCAAGTTGCGCGGCACGTCGGGATTCGTGAACGCGCCGGGGAAGTCGTTGCTCGCGTTGTTGCCGGGGAAGCCGGCGTGGATCGCGGCGACGGCGTCTGCGGTTGGAGCGAGGACGGCCTCTGTGACCATGTCCTGGAGGTCGGCGGCGTCCTGGAAGGTGCTGTTAGCGTCGAGCTGCTGATCCCAGGTGCCAGTCCCATCGTGGATATACTGAGCGCCAGAGTCGGTGCAGGTGATGATAGAGCCGGTTGGACGGGACCAACCGATGCTGCCAGGGTCGACGCCAGCGGGAGCGCCGCCGGAGCCGAACTCTATTGAGGCGACGTCATCTTGACGAAAAGTGAATCGAGTGAGGCTATAAGCCATAAGAGAACTCCTTTATGTGGCGATCGTCCACGAATAATCGTGGGCGCCGTCGGGGATCGTGGTGGGGATGAAGGCGTGGTAGGTGTCGTCCCAAGTCGCGGCCTCGTTGATGCCGTCCACTGCCAGGACGCCGAGTTGAGCGGCCAGAGTCTGAGTGACTCCGAGCTTATGGCCCCAGCCAGCGCTAGCGCCGTGATTGAGCCCGCCCGGGCCGAGCAGCTCGTGAGCGATCCCGGTCACCGTCTTGAAGATCTTCGTGCCGGTGACAAGACCGGTCGCATCGGCGATGATCTCTGAGATGACCGCGTCAAATTGGTCGATGCCGGTGAAGGTCACGTCGCCGCCTGCCCAGGCAGATCCGAAGGTGACTGTCACGTTACGCGGGACGACTGGAGACGTGATTGCGCCTGGCCAGGCCTGTGTGTCGTCGTCGTTGGATGCGTGGATCCCGGTTGCGTCATCTGCTGCGGCGTTGACGATGGTGCCGGAGTACCAGTCGAGCGAGCCGGGCTTGATGGCAGTCCAGCTGGATCCGCCGTCGATGGTGAGACGCAGGCAAGCGTCTACATTCGTGGCGTCGGCTTGAAGGCCCAGCGCGACCTGATCTGTGTCGAGCGTCTGCCCGCCATACACAGATGTGGTGGGAGTGCCGATGCCAGCAAGGAGCGCGACCCCGTCTTCATCCGCGCATGTCGCGGATGTGTAGAGAAGCATGCCCATAAATGCGGCTGCCTTTCTTTTGATTCTTTCGTAGACTGCTATCGCCATCGATTCCTCGATACTGACCTAAGTCAGTGGCTAATTGTCAGATGTTTACTTCTTGGCCTTCTTGGCCTTCTTGGGAGCGAGATCGGGTGGCAGGTGCAAGAGGCAGACCGCAAGCATCCGCCTTGACCGGGCGTCGTCACGATCAGTGAGTCCCTCGATCTGCTTGATGAGCGACTTGGTAGCGATCCTGATCTGGAGGTCAGAGATCTTACCCGGAGTGACAATCTTGAGACAGCGCTCAAGGAAGTCGCAGTATCCGTCCTCGTCAAACTCCCACTCAGTGAGGTGACCTAGCTGAACCGGACGGTGCCAAGCGTCGACCCATCGACGGATCCTGTTGCCCGAGATGTCGGTCGAGACGTATGAGTCCAGATAGGTGCTCTGAACGTTGCCGCCGATGACGCGGGCCTTGCCAAAGGCAACGCACTCGAAGTCGTGGGGGACCCTAGTCATCCCCTGCGTCATAAGGTATGCGCCAGCGCCGGTGTCACCGGTAGCTTTTCCATTGCCATTTTGGCCAGGCGTATGAAGCGCCTTTGAGAGCCTGCCCACGATTCGACCGAACTTGCACATGAGCTGAGACGGAGACACGAAAAGCGTGTAAGGCTCCTCCCTAGCGTGGCCGAGGTCAATCGGGGAGCTCGTGATGAGTTGGGTCTGATCCAGGCTGAACTGATCCTGGATGATCGGGTCGCCCTCTCGAACTATTGCCATGTATCCTCCTCAGGATCCTATTAAGTGGCGTAGCGAATGGCCGAGAGTGCTCTCTGCTGGCGGATCCCAGTGGCGTTGTAGGTCGCAACACTGGTCCGGGTGGTCCCACCGGCCGCGCGCTTGAGCTCGACCGTATAGAGGCCAGCCTCAACAAGGCTGATCGCCTCGTAGGGGAGATTCACTATCTGGTGCTTAGAGTCGAGCCCCTCAGAGCCGACCGCGATCCCTAGAGTGTCGGCACCGTCGGTGTCGAGCTCACTGTTCATATAGAGATGCAAATTTCCGAAGAATGTCCCGATGCGAGCTCCGGAGGCTCCGATGTCGAGGAACTGCTGAGCTTGCTGCGACATCTGCACGGCCCCGCCGAGAGACAGGGTGTCGTCTGCGAGATCCTTAATTCCCTTGACCGAAATGAACCCGGCGATTGGCCCGGTGTTGCCACGATCTACCATGTCATACACCATGTGCATGATCGTAGACCAGAGGAGACCCGTGCCGGTGGTGCCGGCCTCGTAGGTAGTGGCTGACGCGTGAGCGACAAGGAGGTCGATGAATGTATTGCCCCAGACCAGATAGCCCTCATAGACCATCATCGCGTACATGTCCGGAGCGAGCTGGCCACTGAGGAGCTTCTCTTGCAGCGCCCGCGCCATGTCGGAGGCGTTGCGCGCGAACTCACGCCTAGCCGGAGTCAGTGACGTGGTGCCGATCGTAAAGTTGGTCGCGGCGACGTCGGATCCTTCAGCGGTCGCCGTCATCTTGCCCTGCCCGATCGCGGCGAAGGACTGCTGGAGACCGAGCGCACCGATGAGCTGAGAGTACCCGGTGTCTCTGGCAAGGATGCCCTGGATGACCGGATCTGCGATAGCGATCTGATTTTTCGTGGTGGCGTTCATCGCCATCTGGATCGGACCGTTGACTAATGCGACATTCGCGTCGCCGATGCCTGCGTCAGTGCGCCAGGATCCTGCTGCCATTTTTCATTCCGCCGTAGATCTCGTATTGCACCTACGACGCCGGTGGAGCGGGATGAGATATCTCTAGGGTTACGCGCAGAATCGGCGCGTGTCAACCTAGTTTTTTGGCGGCGGCAAAATACTCAGCTGGAGACAGGGTCGTGTCTATCTCGGCGAGCCCTGTCGGTGCCGCGGTCTGAGTGTCAACTCCTCGCGGATAGCCACCTGGCCTCGATGAGTCATTGGCCTTGTCTGGAGCGGGGAGATACGGCGTGAGGACACGAGCGATCCCGGGGTCCGCTGCTTTTTCTGGGTCGGCCTGGAAGGCTTGCTGGGCTTTGACCTGAGCCTCCCACCACGAGCTGATGTTGTCGCCGCGCTCTGCCTCAGGGGCTGCGGCCCGAACCTGGCGCATAGTGCGTCGGCCGGTTGGATCGCTAACCCCCATCCCGACGAGGGCGAGATCGTCATCGTGCACAAGGTCACGAGCCTTGATTCCATCGGCGACAGATGAGGCTGTCTCCGATTTGAAGGTCTCGATCCCCTTAATGAGACCTTCGACCTGAGCCAGGATGGCGGTCTTTTCTTCGAGCGCGCTCTGCCTTTCGGCCTTTCGCGCGCGGGTGACCTCGCTGAGACGATTTAGGAGCGCTCGTTTATTGGACGTGTCTCCGGTGGTCTCAAAGTCAAGGTCGTCACCGTCCAGGTCAGTCTGCTTTCGGCGTCCGGTTAGGGCCGTTGTTAAGCTCTCAACAAGCTCCTCAAGTGTTGTCTTCTCCACCATTTTCTACCTCCTCAGGTACTAGGGCGCGCTCAACCTCGTCTCGGTAGAGCGTAGCATATCGATCCTCTCGATAATCAGTGGTCTTAGCCTTGTCGTCTGCCGCAGTGGCGCGATTCATCGTCGCCGCCGCTCTGCGGTAGATCTCGCCGTCGGAACGTCGTGACTCCGGATACGTCGCAGCGATCAGCTCCTGCAGTGCGCGGTGCTCTGACTCGGTGGGCTCGCCGCCGGTGCGCTCGTAGTCGACAGGGAGACCCATCGCTGACAGGGGAGTCAGCTCATAGCCGCGTAGGGATCTCCCGATGACTTCTGGATCAAATCCGGGAGCATCCTGCCAGTGAGCAATCTCCTTATCTGGATCGATGACCTCCCAAGACATGACAGTCTCGGGGGCCGCGGAGACTCCAGTGATCTGCTGACCCGAGTCGGAGCCCGATCCGGCTAGCATGAGATTAGCGACGTGGCGCTGAGGGTGGCCGGCGTCCCGGATACCTGCGCCCCAATGAGTCCATAGAGCGCACATTTTCAGCGTTGTCTCTATGAGCATCTCAGTCTCGTAGGCATCGTCAGGATGGCCGCGGATCACGATCCGGTGATAAGGCGTGCCGTCTGAATAACGCCACCAATAATCGTCGCCTTCAAAGGTGCGCCCGTAGATCTTCCCGGTCACATCGGAGCCCTGAGAGATGACTCGATAGTGAGGCTTGTCCAGATCGGTCAGATCGTACTCATCTACCACGGCCGTAAGCTCGCCGTTGAGCGCTCGATTACATGAGTATCTGATAATCGTCGGCTCGTTGGGGTCCTCCGAGCTGTACTCCAGAGAGAGCGCGGCCGGCGAAATGACATGAAGGACCACGTGTTTTAGCCGATCCGAGTGGCCGATCATCGTCCCCGCGTAGCCAGCGGCGAGCTGATAGCGAAGGGTCTTATAGCCGATCTTGATCATGTCGGTAGGCATCGGACGCGCACTCACCTCAGCGTAGGTTTTTACGAGGGTCTTGGCGGAATAATCGCCGAGAGCAGCGGCTAGGCCGGCATCCAGATCGTCGGTCATCGGCGGAGTGAGGTAGGCCGGACCAGCGCGCCGGACATAAGTGCGCAGCGTGTTGCGCGTGATGTCGAGAGGTCCGATCTGGAGCGCGCGATCACCTAGCTCGTCTTTCGCGCGCTGAAGCGCGTCTTGCCAGTGCTTATTGTCGACGATCCTCACCGCCAACGCGATCTGCTGCGCTGGTGTGCGTTTCGAGCTTCCTTTCCAGCCGACTGGAATTTGCATCAATACCTCCGTCCCTCTACCATTGGTACCACGATGTAACGCTCACCGTCACATCCGTCTTTAGCTGGCTCGCGAGATCCGCCCTGCCAGTCGGTATGATCGCGGTCGAGCTGAGTACAGCGCTGACTGACAGCGTACCACTCTGGCCCGCGCAACATCAAGCGATGAATGATGTCTGCACCTTCGTAGACGCTCTTATCCTTCTTTGCCGGCGTGTGGATCCGCTGTAAATTCTTGGGGAGCCGGCTCTTCCATCCGCGGCTTTGGGTCGAGATGCCGATCGCCTCTGCGATAGCCTGCTGAAGGCGGAAGTTGCTCTTCTTGCCGCCGCGCCAATCTCCGCCGTGAGCGCGATCTCCGACCCACTGATCCACGTCCTCGAGCGCGATCCCCTGGCGCTCCAGCATGGCCAGGATTCCGGCCGCGTCTTGCTCGCTATCAGTCCGACCATCGCCGGCGTATTCGTCGGCGATCCAGACGCGAGCGTTAAGCCCGAAGCCAAATACCATGGCAAGGATGGCGCGCTGGGCTCCTGGCTTAGATCCGTGGTCGATCCCGATCCCCACTCTGACCGGGTTCGCCCGCTGATCCGCGACCGGCCTTGACATGGCCTGGCCAAACCAGAGAGGTGGTGTAGGGGTGAGCAGATGAGCGCCCCAAGCGGAATAGTAGGCGGTGTTGCTCTTCTTTCGCCTGGTCCTACCCATTCGGCAATCTCGGACGACCGCGCTGAGGCCGGACTCAAATTGGTCAATCTCAAGCTGGGTAGCCCATGGTACTTCAAGCAGACCTCCGCGGGGAGTGACCGCGTCAAGAGTGAGCGGCGTCTGGATCTCACCGGCCCATGGGAGCTCTGGGTTATCGACCATGTCCCAGAGGTAGTCGAGCTTAGCGTCGGAGGTGTCCTTGGAACTCGGCGCTGGCGTGAAGTTCTGGTACATTCTCCCGCCGCGCCCAAAAAGGCGGGGCCAGAGCTCGTTGTGCACATCTTCGGGAAGCGGCTCATCGGTGACGACCACTCCAGCTCTTGGGCCCGCCAGATTCTCCGCGCGGAAGGTGCCGCAGCGTAAGCATCCACCTCTGGCTGGGCCGTCAATGATGTCGTAGACTTGCAGTCGCTGGCCTTGGATTCGTCCGCCTTCAAAACGGAGTGTCTCCTTGAACCAGCGCGGATCGATCAGCTCCCAGAAGTACTCCAACGTGGAGCCGAGCTGTGACCAGGTGTTCCCCGCGAGGATTACAGTCTCACCGATTCTGGCCGGCTGCTGCCAGTAGAGCTGTCTCGCGAGAGCTTTACGGGTGAGTTCAGCTGCGGCTTTTGATTTGCCTTGGCCGTTCCCGCCCCAGGCGACAGTGAGCCGATACGGCGAGTCAAAAAGACGGCGCTGAGCATTGGTCCAGCGCATGGATTCATAGGCGCGATGAGTCTGACGCCATTCACGATCCGGGGTGAGTAGCTGTCTCACAGGGAGATCCTCTCGACCTTGAGTTCACCCTCGTCATTGACGTAGATATTATATTTGAGCCGCTGGCCTAGCTCCATCATGTAGATCATGAGGTCGCCATTGTCTGCGGCTATCGCGTCCATCTTGACCCTGGCCTCCCACTCATCCGGCGTGCACTCGTCCCGGCCGTCAGGGGTATTGGCGAGCTCGGCCGCTGCCAGCTCTGCTATCCGGATCTTGGTCTCGTCGAGATCTGCACGGGTCAATCTGATGAGCGAGCTGAGCTGAGAGATTGGGGTCAGCTTGCCGGACTTCATTACATCGGCCCGGAATTTCGCCAGCTTGCCAGCCTCGCGATAAATCCACACAAGCCGGGTGTTGAGCACCGCTTTTACGGTTGGGTCCTTTTTTGGCGCTTTCTCTTTTTTTTTGCTCATGGGTCCAGATCAGGTGACCTTTTTTTCTGGGAAACTTGGAGGGGGGTTGCAAAACGACATGAACAACC